AGTCTATAAATAATATATATGATGTTGTAAAATCAATATCAAAAGTATTAACAACTATAGAAACAATTATAACTGCTGTCCAAGTAGGAATATTAGCTATTGAAATCCTCCCAGCCCCTGCTCAATTTGCCACTATAGGAGTAATTGAAACCTTAGGCTCAGTAAAAGATAGTATTAAAGATTTATTAAAATTAGCTAAAGTAGGAGTTAATTTAGTAAATATGACATTAAGTACTTTTGGTATAATATTAGGGATTATTTTAAAACTATTAAATATATTGGATGCTCTTGTAGCAAAATGTGTTGAGGATCAAAATATACCTTTTGATGTTATAAATGATGAATTAAATTTATTTGTAAATGATTCTACAGGTATAAGTAATAGTAGAGTTATAGCTGAACTTAATAATACTTCCCCTCCCCAATCTGAATTATCAACCCCTGAAATACCAGGTTTTGATTCTATTAAAATATTTTTAGATGAACAAAATATTATAAACAACCAACTTTTTATAGAAACCCAAAATGCAGCGTCAAATACTAAAGCTGCTGATATTGCTGCTACAGCTATACCTATTGGTATTATTCTTAAATCACTTACTAATAACACAGCGACTCTCACTACTAATGTTCCTCATAATTATTCTGTTGGACAGTCATTAACTATTACTGGAGTAGATAATACCTTTAATGGAATATATACTATCACTGCTGTAACCTCAGATACATTTTCTTATTTTATACCAAATACATCTACTGGAATTTTAGCTAATATATCTATTACTCCTGTTTCTCCTCCTGGTACTTCTACTATTAAATCTACAACAGAAACAACTGGATTAAATTTAGCTAATTTTTCTCAACCTAATGCTCTTAATCAAGTCCTTACTACTCTTATTAATAATGACCCCACAATAGCTGGAGCGTTTGGAAATTCAATATTAAATTCTTTAGGAGTAGTTAATCCTACACAAGATGGAAAATATAGAGGATTTACTTTAGAAATTAAATTAGATGAATCTAATAATAGTAAATATCCAAGACGTTTTGCACAAGCATTAAATGTTCAAGGTGTACCTGTGTTAAAAACAGAATCATCATTCGCTTCTGATCCTCAAGTTTTATTAAATGAATTAAAATTTATTATAGATTCAAGTCCTAATTTAAGTGCTGTTTAATCAAATATTTATAACATATGAAACTAGACATTTTAAAAAAATTAATTAAAGAAGTAGTTCGTGAAGCAATTCAAGAAGAAATCAAAGATATACTTCTTGAAGCTGTACGTGCTCCTAAAACAGTAGTTACAGAAAACGCTAACCCCATTCCTTATACTCCCTCAACAATTTCTACTGTAAATCATGATCTTAAACGTAATTTACGTAATATGATTGGAGGTGAATTTGATGCCACTATAACATCTAATTCATCACATACTCAACTAGCTTATACTCCCCCTCCTGTCAGTACAGTAGGTGAAGGTTCAAGTTTACCTGGTGGAGAAGTAAGTTTAAACCAAATTATGGGATTAATGAATACTAAATAATGGCATTTCAATTACCACCACAAAACCCATTAGATTTAAACAGACGTGTAGCTGTAGGGGTATCTATACCCTTTAATAATCAATCTGTATTCAGCCCAACATTTACTACAGTTGATCAAACTAAATCAAATATCATTAATTATATATTAACTAATAATAATGAAAGAATATATAATCCTAATTTTGGTTCTAATTTAAGAAAAATACTATTTGAAGGAATAGATGAAGAAACTTTACAAGTTTTAAAACCTAAATTAATTAATGATTTACAAAGTGTTTTTCCTACAGTTAATATTATAGATTTAAAATTAACACCTATTTATCAAGAAAATGCTATACAGCTAGATATATATTATTCTGTGTATAATAGTGCTCCTCAAAATATTCAAATAACATTCTAATAATGGCTACTGAAAATAGAGATATTAAATATTTAAGTAAAGATTTTAGTGATTTTAGGTCATCTTTAATTGACTTTACTAAAACTTATTTCCCTAGTACATATAATGATTTTACTCCTTCTTCCCCAGGAATGCTATTTATGGAGATGTCTGCTTATGTAGGAGATATTTTATCATTTTATCTTGATAATCAAATTCAAGAAAACTTTATACAATTTACTCGCCAAACTAACAATCTTTATACTTTAGCATATATGCTAGGTTATAAACCTAAAGTTACAGCAGCCGCTACAGTAGATATAGATGTTTATCAACAGATTCCTTCTTTACTTGTGAATGGAGAATATGTTCCTGATTATACTTATGCTTTATATGTAAATAAAAATTTAAATATAAATTCTAACCTAGTAGGAGGTTTTAGTTTCTTAACCCAAGATGATATAGATTTTTCATATTCTAGCTCTTCAGACCCAACAGAAATAAGCATATATTCAGTTAATACTAGTACAAATATCCCTGATTTTTACTTACTTAAAAAAACAAGAAAAGCAATTTCAGCTGAAATAAAATCTACTACCTTTTCTTTTAACTCTCCAGAACGTTTTCAAACTGTTGAAATAAATGATTCTAATATAATTCAAATATTAGATATTGTTGATAGTGATGGAAATGAATGGTATGAAGTACCATACTTAGCTCAAGAAACAGTTTTTAATACTATCAAGAATACTAATCCAAATGATCCTAACAACTATCAAGAAGCAGGTGAAGTTCCTTATTTATTACAATTAAGAAAAGTACCACGTAGATTTGTAACTCGTTTTATTACACCTACTACTCTTCAACTTCAATTTGGTGCTGGTACTAATACTCAAAATAATGATGAAGAAATTATACCTAACACTGATAATATAGGTTTAGGACTTCCTTATAAGCGTTCTTTATTAACAACAGGTTTTGCTCCTGCTAATTTCTTATATACTGATACTTATGGTATTTCACCTTATAACACAACATTAACTGTTCGATATTTAAGAGGTGGTGGAGTTGCCTCAAATTCCCCAGCTAATAGTGTCAATATACTAAACAATAAAGAAGGAATTGTATTCCAAAATAATAATCTAGACCCAGTTATAGCTCAAACTGTATTTGACTCAGTAGCAGTTAATAATGCATCCGCCGCTGCAGGAGGACAAGATGGAGACACTCCAGATGAAATAAGATTTAATACTTTATCTACTTTTGCTACTCAATTAAGAACAGTAACTCAAGATGACTATTTAGTTAGAGCTTTAAGTTTACCTTCTCAATATGGTTCTATCTCTAAAGTATATATTGAACCTCAAAAATTAGAAAATATACTACCTGGAGAAACTCCTTCAGTATTAAATTTATATGTTTTAGCTTTTGATAATAATAAAAAATTAAAACAAGCTTCTAATGCTCTAAAACAAAATTTAGCTACATATCTATCTCAATATAGAGTTATAAATGATTCTATAAAAATTAAAGATGCTTTTGTAATTAATATTGGTATAGAATTTGATATTACTGTTTTGCCTGAATATAATAATAATGAAGTATTAATTGCTTGTATTCAAGCAGTAAAAGATTATTTTCAAATTGATAAATGGCAAATTAATGAACCTATTTTATTAAAAGATTTACTTATTCTTATAGATAAAATAGATGGAGTACAAACAGTAAAAAATGTCTCTGTTTCTAATAAGGTTGGAGAAAATTTAGGATATTCTAAATATGCTTATGATATAAAAGGAGCTATTATAAATAATGTTGTTTATCCTTCATTAGATCCAATGGTTTTTGAAGTTAAATATCCTGACACTGATATTAAAGGACGTGTAGTACCTTTGTAATTCTTATATTTATAATAAAAAATGGCAGTTTATAAAATATTCCCCGTCAAAGACGCTACCATTTACTCTTTGTACCCTAGTAAAAACACAGGGTTAGATAATATATTAGAAACATCTACTAATATAGACATTTCAGGAACACCTCAAACTAGTAGATTTCTAGTTCAATTTTCTGACACTGAGATAAATGATGTGATTACAAATAAAATTAGCAGTTCAATATGGCAAGCTAATTTTAAAGGATATGCTGCTGTTTTAAATGGCTTAAATCTTACTACTACACTTGGTTTTTACCCAATATCTGGATCTTGGAATATGGGCACAGGTAAATACAACTACAACCCAGAATATAATGATGGAGTAAGTTGGGGTTGGAAATCATATTCAGGTAGTAATGCTTGGTCTATTAATGGATTTTCATCATTTGTAACTGCCTCTTACTCTGGTTCATTAGGTGGTGGTACTTGGTATACTGGATCTTCTAACACTACTGTTTTACCTATATTTTCAACCCAAAGTTTTGAATACTTTGACTCAGGTGATATTGATGTTAATATCACAAATATGATCAAAGCATGGTTTAGTGGTTCTATAGTTAATAATGGTTTTATAGTTAAACAAGAAAATGAGTTTATAGATAGTAAAGATTATCAAATTGAGATGAAATTCTTCTCAAGAGATACTAATACAATCTATCCCCCACAATTAGAATTTAGATGGAGAGATTATATATTTAACACTGGTTCTTCTACTAATACTATATTAAATACCTCTAATGCTACTGTTGCTTTAGATGAAAACCCAGGTATATTTTATCCTGAAAGTATAAATAGATTTAGAGTTAACAGCAGACCAACCTACCCAGCTCGGACATTTCAAACTGCTTCTCTTTATACTACAAATTACTATTTACCAACTTCTTCATATTATTCTATAAAAGACTTGGATACTAATGAAGTTGTTATAGATTTCGATGACCAATACACTCAATTAAGTGCTGATAGTCAAGGTAATTATTTTACATTATATATGAATGGTTTAGAACCTGAACGATATTATAAAATACTTATTAAAAGTGTTATAAATGGATCAACAATAATTTTTGATGATAATTATTACTTTAAAATTATAAATGGCTAATTATCCCTTAAATAGAATAGTTTATAATAAAGAGGCATATGAAAAGACAATTGATACTTCATTTGCTCAAATTCAATTACCTCCTCCTCCTTTAGTTGACACTATAACAGTGTCTGAGTTTTTTAATCTTTATAATGCTATTTTTTATGATATCCCTTCATTTGGAGCTATAAATTCTCATGAATATTTAGTAGCTAAAAGTGGAGATTACATAAACGCTGAACAAATAAATCAAGATATCCAGTTTTTATTAGATGAAATTACTACTTTAAGACAAGAAAACTTAAAACTTAACCAAGATATAGT